GATATATATTGTAAAAAATGTACACATAAAAATTATCCATCAATAGATTATTTTAAATATAAATATAAATCTAATTGGTCTGTTGAATACGCAAAATATAAAGAAAAACATGCAAAAAGAAAGTTACATAGTAGAGAATGGTTTATTAAAAAATATGGAGAAGAAACAGGAATTGAAAAATATGAAATTTATGTTGAGAAATTAATAAAACAAATAGCAAAATTAAAAGGTAATAGATATAGTAAAATATCCCAAGATTTATTTTGGAAAATACATAAAAAATTAAAGGATACATCAAATATATATTTTTTTGAAAAAAATCAAGAATTTGTATTAAGAATACCACCAGAATATAATTATGATAAAACAGTTATGATATTAGATTTTAAAAAAGATAATAAAATAATTGAATATAATGGTAAATATTGGCATAATGAAGAGGACGATGATATTCGAAAGAAAATATTAAATGATATGGGTTATGATGTTTTATATGTTTATTCAGACGATTATAATCGTAACAATAAAAATAAAAAAATAATTGAAGATTGTGTAAAATTTTTAACATGTTAGCAAACAATAATTATGAAATATTGAATTCTAAAAACGAATTTGTTGATTTTAAAGGTATTATTAAACATGAGATTGATAAAGGTAAAAAAATAACGTTAGAAGATGGTAATAGTATTATTGTTAGTAATGACCATTTATTTTTTGCTGGTGAAAAAGAGATATATGTTTCATCATTAATTCCAAATAAAACGTATATAACAACAAATGATGGTGATAAATTTGTTGTTAAAATAGAAGATGTTGAAGGTGGTTATTTTTATGATATATTTGAATCTGAAAACTATGAATATTCAGCAAATAATATTTCAAATCATAATTGTGCTTTCCTTGGGTCTGGTGATAACTTTATTGCTGGTGAATATTTAAAACGTATTGAAGAAAAAGAAGTTGAAGTCCCTATTCGTCAAGAATACACTGATAGTAATATGTGGATATGGGAAGACCCAATACCAACAGAAGATTATTTAATTGGTGTTGATGTTTCATCTGGTCATAGTGATGATTATTCATCTATTAATATTATGAAACAAGAAGAATATATTGAAAATGCTATTATAAAAAAGAATGGTGTTGATGTTAAAGTTAAAGTTAAAAAAAACAAATTAATACAAGTAGCTGAATATTATGGTAAAATATCACCACAAGGATTAGGTGAAATAATATACATATACGCAACAAAATATAATAATGGTTATGTGGTTATTGATATTACTGGTGGTCATGGTGGACAAACTGTAAATAAATTATTTGAATTAGGGTATACTAATTTACATTATAGTGAGATAACTCATAAACCATCAAGAGATATGTTAGGTGGTTATATACGAAAAGGTAAAAAAACATTATCTGATGGATCTATTATTTTTGTTGATTTAGTCCCCGGATTTTATATTGGTAATAATAGAGGTCAAGTATTGTTGGAATTTCAAAGAGCAATCCATTTAGAGGATTTAGTTATTAGATCTAGTAGAGCATCAAACGAATTAAAAACATTCTTAAATGCACCCGGATCAAGAGTTGCAGATCATGGACGTTCTTTTCATGATGATTCAATTATAGGTATTGCAATAGTCACATATACCGCAAATTATGATATGAAAAAATATAACATTGATGATAATTCAGCCAAATCATTAATAGATACAATGGTAAATGTAAATAATAATGAAAAAAGAGAGAAGTATAAAAACAGGAATGAATCTCTATTTGATAAAAATATATCTAATCCTTATGGTAAACATGCATGGTTATTTTATGGTATAAAAAAATAAAATAAACTATTGAATTATAACATAATTATAATTAAATTTACTATTTATTAAAAAATCATTTTTATGAAAAATACTGCATACCAGAATTTAACTAAGTTTCTGAATATTAATACACATAACACTAGTGATGTTGAAAATAAAAAAAGAGTTATTATTAAAGGTAATTCTATTGAGGATGTAAAAAGAAAGGGTTTAGAATATGAACAACAAAAATCCATAAGAGATAGATTCTTTAGTAATATGGATCATGGTTTTCAAAAAGCCATGCAATATGAAGCTGCAAGATTACCAGCATATATTGATTATGAGGGAATGGAATATTACCCTATAATTGGTAGTGCTTTAGATTTATATATGGAGGAAGCAACAAATGTTAATGATAAAGGGCAAATGTTAAATATTTATTCTAACAATGATAGAATAAAAAAATCGTTAGAAGATTTATTTTATAATGTTGTTAATGTTAATACAAATTTACCTTTTTGGGTTAGAAATACAGTAAAATATGGTGATAATTTTGTAAATGTTTTCGGTGTTAAAAAGGAGGGTATTGTTAGTGTACGCCAAATGGTGAACTATGATATTGAAAGGTATGAAAAGATTGAAGATGGTAAACCTATTATTAGATTTAAAAACAGAACATCATCAGATTTATATAATGTTTTTGAAGTTTTACATTTTAGAATTTTAGGCGATGATAAATATTTACCCTACGGAAGCTCAATATTAAACAAAGTTAGACGTGTATTTAGACAATTAATTTTAGCTGAAGATGCAATGTTAACATACAGGATTGTTCGTGCAGGAGATAGAAGAGTATATAGAATTGATGTTGGTAATATGGATGTTGATGATATTGAAGATTATATCTACAAAGTAGCAACAAAATTTAAAAAGAAACAAAATGTTGATTTTAATGATGGTCAAATAGATTACCGTTTTAATATATTGGGTAATGATGAAGACATTTTCCTACCTATGAGAAATGGTAATGCACAAACAGGTGTAGATACATTGGACGGTATGAAAACAACAGATATTCATGATATTGAGTATTTAAGGGATAATTTATTTACAGGTTTATCAATCCCAAAACCATTTTTAGGTTTCCAAGATGCTGCAGGTGATGGTAAAAATCTAGCACAACATGATATTAGATTTGGCAAAAAAATAATTCGTGTACAACAAGCAATGTTGCAAGAATTGAATAAATTAGCTGTAATGCATCTATATCTACAAGGATTTAAAAGAGAAGATATATATGAATTTACATTATCTATGAATAACCCATCAACTCAGGAAGAAACACTTAGAACTGAATTGATGCAAGCAAAAACTAATTTATATGGTGATTTAACTAGAATTGAAGGTGGTATTGCTGCTATGTCACATACAAATGCAAAGAAATATATTTATAATATGTCTGATGAAGAAATCATATTAGATTTAAAACAACAAAAAATTGAACGTGCAGTTACACAAGAATTACAAGACGCACCATTACATATTAAAAGGACTGGTGTTTTTGATGATATTGATAATTTATATTCTCAAAAAGAACCATTACATGATGTAGATAATCCTGAAGGTGGTGAAGATAATGAAAATGAACCTGATAATGATGAAATAGGTGGTGATGAATTCCAATCTCCTTCTGATTTACCAGAACCAGAAGGTATTGGTGATTCATATAAAACTAATTTTGAAACATTATTAAGTGAATTACAAGATACAGCAAAAAACAATGAAAAAAATAAGCCGAAAAAATTAGGTATTGATTTTATCACAAAAAATAAAGAGTTGAATACAAAAACAAAAAAGATGATTTCTGAAATGGATAATATTATTGGTGATGATGTTAGTTTTAAAACTAAATCTGAAAATATTGACGAAATTATTGAAATTGATGATATTGATGAACTAATTGTTTAATTATTAGAATTAAATCAAAAAAACAACTATTTATATATAAAATTATATTTTTATGACTGAAAGATATATCAATATTGGATATGTTAAAGATTTTTTAACCAAGAAACTCATTAATTCGTTAAATGAGGGTGTTCAAGATGATTATTATTATATTAATAAATTTATTGATATAATATCTGAATCTGAGATTCTGAAAAAAGAATATGATTTATTTGAATCTTTATCAAATAATAAAATACCTAGTGAAATTGTGGCATCAAGATTTTTAGATAAGTCAATCTCAATTTTTGAAAATTATACAAGAGAAGAAATTGATAATGCCCATTCTAAATTAGAGGAATTGTTGGATGAAACAATAACAATTAATCCAAAAAAAATAGAGTATTATAGAAATGTTTCAGATCTCATATACGAATCATTAAAAACAAATGAAAATACTAATACACATCTATTATTTGAATCTTTTAGTAATGTTTTGTCTGTTATAACTAAGAATCAAAAAGAAGTAAAAGTAGAACCAAAAAAGATAGTTAATGAAAATGTTTTAAATATTGCAACTAACAAGTTTAATGAGAAATATTCAAATTTGAGTGAAAGTGATATATCATTATTAAAGAAAATTGTTTCATCATCATATGATGAAAAAAAACAAATATATGAAGATTTTAAACAAGAAAATTTAAATTTGTTAAATAATATGTTGGTTAACGAAGAATACCAAGATAAAACTCCTATTAATAATGCAATTCAAAATATAAACAGTTTTAACCTGAATGAGGAAACTGTTATTGATAATATAATTAAATTATATGAATTAAATAATGGGTTGAAAGAATAAAAGGTTGTATTGTACAACCTTTTATTTTAATTATTACTATAACCGAAAGACCTAATTACTTCTAATATTGCTGAATATATAGAATTAACATAATCTTCAAGTATTTTATCATTATCTAATAATAATCTATCAGCTAAATTGTCCATAAATAAAAATTCAATTAATACACCGGAATATTTTGGTTGTACTTTTTCTGTTCCTGCTAATACTGTAAAATTTTCTTCTTTATATAAATTACTATTTAATTGTCTCCATACTTGATTAGGAAAATCATTTATCAAGTGTTTAGCAAAAATATTACCAATTTGGATTTCTCTTTCTGTTGGATTTTTTTGTAAAAATAATTCATTACCAGTTCCACCACCTGCATTATTATGAAAAGATAATAAAATTGGAGTCGTAACCCCCATTGAAAATTGATTTGCTCTTTCCACTCTATTAGTTAATCCTATTTCATAATTTTCTGTAACATTTTTTATATATGGTATATCTGTTCTATCTAATATATCAGCTAATCTATTAACAACTCTTTCAGAATATAACCATTCTGCAAAACCATTAATCACCCTATCTTCAACATCAATACCATGTGCTCTATCTAAAATAAATAATATTCTATGTTTATTCAATGAGTTTAAAATTGGTATGTTTGCTTTATATGCATCAAATTTATTTTTATCTAAATCCAAATTATAACCATAATATCTATTTATTGGTTTTATAATTGAAACTTCGTTATATTCATCTGCTAAAACAGCAAAAATTTTTTCAACATATTCCACACCTTCAACAATATATTTACCACCTTGATCATTTTTAACCTTATTAATAATACCAACATATGAATCAGATTTATACGATGAACCTCTATTATAAGCAAATAATGTATTAGATGCTAAATTATAATTTCTATTAGCAATATATTTCATATATCTGCACTGTGCTTTAATCATTAAATCAGGATTATTCATAGCATTCTGCAATAGTTGAAATCTATTTTCTCTAGGAATAAAAAATCTTGAATTTTGTGATATATATCTATCAGACCCTACTTGATAGGAAGACCTAATAAAGGGTTTATTGATATTGTATATAATTTTATTAATTTCTTCATCAGTAAAATATGGTTTACTAATAAATCTATTTTTTACAATAACTTCATATATAGTACCAATTAAAAATTGTGAAATGCCCATAGCAGTACTATTATAATCAGCATAATTCCACGTCTTAAAACCTGACTCTGCAAATGCTTGTGCAGACAATATATTTGCATCTAAATCATACATCTCACCATAAAAATTATACAAATAAATTAAATAATCTATATATTCAATATTATTTGTTATTTGTATACCATTATTATTAATTATATTTGCTTCCAATGTTATATTTCTATTATTTACATCATTAACAAATGGTATCTCGTAATTATTTTTTCCTTTTATTAAACCATCAACACCATTTTTATCAGCAATTGAATACATAAATTCTTCACCCTTTTTTGTAATTTTTTTAAATCCCATATATTTAAATTTCTAAAGTTTCATCATTATTTGGATGCATTGAATTATATTTAGCTTCTTCAGGTAAATCATTAGCATCATATGAAATAAAATCATCATCAAAATTATTAATATTATCCATTATGTCATCATTAATTTCACTATTAATACCCATTAACATACCAATCGATTTAGCAAAATCGGTTACAATTGGATTGGGGTATTTTAAAATTCTCACCCCATTAAATACAGTTTCCATATGATTTGGTGTTAATTTGTGTTCGACATTTAATACTATATATGATCCAGAAAATAATGGAATATTTTTAAGTTCAAAATAGTTTGTTGGTTGAATCATAGCATTACCTAGCATGTTTACTTTTACGGAGTATGCTCTATTTTCATATAAATTATATAAATTTTGTCCTTTTGGTATTGGTGTAGATTCACTTTCATCATTTGCTAAATTAGATAATATTGCTAATGATTCGTTTGTTTCTGGGTATTCTTTACTATCTATTTCAATATCTTTAAATATTGATTGGTTTTGTCTACCATATTCAACTGTAAATGCATTAACCTCACCATATTTAACATTACTATCTATAACAGATTGATTACTATTCATTCTTTCATAATCATCAGAACATCCTTGATCTCTAAAATCACTAACATCATTTAAATTTTGTAAACCATCATCTATAAAATCATTATTCGTATTCAATGATGATGATGTACCACCAATATACATACAAACAAAAGCAGGGGATGTTACAACATTAGAATTTACATTATTATAAATTTTAAATGATTCCTCCCATTGATTACCATCAAAAGACATGAAGTTTTGTAATGGAAAAAATTCAAAATTGTTTTGTGATAATAATCTGGATATTACAGTGAAAACATTAATATCAATATTTTGTTCCATATTAATTAGACTTTCAGCATTAATAATAGCTGCATCACCAATATCATTCATAGCTCTATCTACAAAAACAAATTTATCAATTAATTTACCTTTACCAATAAATGGGTATCCCTCATCAAGAAACCCTCGAACCCACTTATCAACAATATTCTTTATTGAATAATAAGTTTGAGTTTTTATATCATCATCGTCAATACTTTCATAAAATTCTTTTTCTTCATTTTCAAAATCTTTCTTTTTATCTCTTAAATTTGATTTCAAATGCCTAAAAAATTCTTGAAAATATTTGTTAACTATATTACTTTTATTATTATCTTCTATTAATTCTGAATATGTTTGATATGTTTCAACATTATTAGTTGACCAAGTATATTCAGAATTAACGACCATATATCGTCTTTCTGTTAAAACATTAATAATTTCAACATTATATACATTATCAGGATCTTCTAATAATTCATTTTTTTCATCTTCATCAATATTATTCAATTCTTTTAAATAATTTACAACTTCAGTATTGTTTAAGACACTTTCAAATTCATCAACAAATTTTACAATATCAGATTCTGTTAAATATGATTTAATTTTATCAATCATATTCATTATTTTAATACTATTATTACCATTAGTACTATCACCATTATTAAATATAATACCACTATTTTCATTTATTTCATCATAATCTATTGAAAATATTCCACCAACAAACAATATATAAAAATATGGTATATCATAAATTGCGCTTCTAAAATCAGAAATACTAATATCATTTATCTTACCGAAAATACTGACTAAACTTAGTAATATTAATGAATTATTTAAATCACTATTTAATATATTTTGATTAATATTCAAAGTATCTATTATATATCTTAACTGATTTGTTTGTTGTTTTTCAGTGTTTGTTAATAAATTACTGCTCAAATAATTTACTCTATACCAATCAGCATACATTGTTGTATATTGATTCTCATCATATTTATAATCTGGAACAATAAGGATATTATTTTTTGAATATTTTGGTTTAGTTTTTCCTAAAAAGAATTCTGTAAACCAATTTGGTGTATTATTTTCAATAAAATTATCAATAGGTGAAGTACCAAAATCATTCCTTACTGTTATTTGATTTTCAAATAAAATTTCAATACCAGTATAATCGTTATCATTTTTATCTATAACATATTTACCACTCGCAGTTGTTATTTTATTTTTGTTTTCATTAATATTAATTTTAGAATTAGTCATTAATTCGTTAAATTCTGAAAATTCCATGTTTAAAAATCTATCAATAATATTTTGTTCTGATATTGATAGTGATAAATTTAATGCTTCACTTTCAGAATATAATTCAATGTAATTATCATCAATTTCATTAAAAAATGTATTATATGATGTGTATTGAGATAGAATTAAAAAACGTTCATTTAAAATTTTAATAATATTTTCAACACTATTACCACCTTTGTTGATATAATTAAAATAAGGTGATGAATAATTTAAAGATAATTTATTTAAATTACTATCCATTGGATTTATAGGTATCCACAGTATGTTTCCTTGAGTATCTACACTCATTTTAATATTTAATGGAATCTTTTCTCTTTTTATTTTTAAAAATACATCAATAAACCTATTAATGAAATCTGTTTCAGGAAAGGGATATGTTTTAAATAATGTATTTTTTGGATAAACTCTGACTTCTGTTTCATTGCAATTACCCTCAACATGTTTTTTCTCCACAAATAATGGAAACGCATTAATTTTTTCAACATTTTGTTTATCCCTATAATTCGTATGTGTTAATATTTTACCAAAATATTGTTGATGGTGATTTTCAGCATTATTTTTTACAGTGTTTAAAACTTTAAACATTTTATCAACATCATCACAAATAATTTTAATAATATTCCTAACTGTTGGTTTAAACCCTAAATTTTCTTCAACAATACTATTAATTCTATTATTTAAATCATCTTGCAATATCTTTGTTTTATCATTTAAAACATTGTATCGATCATAAACCCTTTTAAACGCTTTAGTTATATCTAAACAATTATTAAAATTAAATGTGTCATTCTGATAATTATTTAAATATATTGAATTAATTCTAATATTTTTTATATCTGATGGATTAATAATATTATTAGCGTTGAGAATATTTTCACTCATTTCACCATATAAATTAATTTGAGTGTTTTGATTTATGATTATTAGTTTCGCATTATTTGAAACCACATTATTTCTACAATATTTTGTAAAAGAATTAACTGTACGTACTTGCTCATATTCATATTGGTCTGAATTATTTTTTACACCAATATAAAAAACAATATTATTTCTATATTTATTGTTTGATACAAAATTTTTACTATTTAAAAAATTTATAAATGTTAGATGACTAGAAATTTCATCTTTATTACGTTCGATGTTTCTTATTTCATTTGTACTTTTAATATTCTTTTCGATTCTTTGATATATATTTTTCAATCTATATGTTAATTCATAAATTGATTTTGGTTCACTATTAACATTTAAATTTATATCTGGATTACTGTTATCTAATAATGAAATAATTTCAGCATATTTAAATAAAACATCTGTTAACGGTGCAAATATATTAGCAATTAATTTTACAGTTATAATATAATTACCCGTTTTACTATCAAATCTAGTATTCTGTTTAGTTAAATGTAATGCATATTTTAGAGGTTTACCATAATACCCTTTAATAGTTAATTCGAATATGGGTGGTGGAAAATCATATAATACTGAATATGGTGATTTCTTACCTTTATTCATAAAATTCATACCTCTAATATCAACAAAATCAATTGTTACTTCTGGAATATAAGAACTATTTGTTTTAATATCTATATTAGTAATACCAAAACCTTCATAATTATCATCACTAATTATTGTATTATTCGTCCATTTTGTTGTGTATTTTTTTGTGTTTGGGTTATAACCCATCATATTAACATTCATGCTATCAGTAGTGTCGATATTAACATATCCTTTAGCATTGAATATAATATTTGTTTTACTCTTCCTATAAGCCATCAAATTAACATATATCATTAATTCTTCTGGATTAGGTATTTTATTATTTAACTCACTATTAGTGATTACATCTAAAGGATTAAAAATATTTACACTCATACTTAATTATTAGTTTTTTATAAATAGAAATAATTTAATTATCATAAATTTTTATGGTTAAAAGTACTATTTATATATGATAATAACAATATACCCAAAAAAAATATACGATGTTTTTAACCATTATTAAAGAAGTATTTGATTTAGAGGAAGCTGTCAGAAATAATGACATTATTGGTATATTAATTCTAATAATTATTATTTTATCTTCATTGACTGTTTATTTTTATAAATTAAATACAAAAAATGAAAAAGAAAATAAAAAAGAGTTGGTGTCTTTACAAACAGAAATGTTAAATAAAGAAAAACAATCTGAAAAAGAATTAATTGATGTTTTAAATGGTGTTTCTACAATATTAAAAATGAGTGAACAAGCTGATAAATTCCAAACAGAAAAAATCATTGGATCAATAAAAAACTTAGAGAATAGGTTAATTGATAAATTAAATCAGTTAGAAAAATAATTTTAGAATATTTATATTAAAGATTTAAATAATGAATATATTAAAATACGGTCAAACAGGTACAGGAATTTTAATTGAATATGATGCTGGATATATTAATAAAAATTTGAATAAATCAAATAAGTTAATTACAGAATCGTTTGATTTTAACTCTGATGAACCGATATTAATTAATTGTATACTACAAAAATACGGAGTCCCTAATAGAAACAATAGAATTTATCCTGAAAAAATATTAAAAAATCAAGTTGAAATTTATCAGGAAGCTGTAGCTAATAATAGTGCTGTATCCGAAGCTGATCACCCAGAGTGTGTACAAGCTTCTAATTCTCAGATACTTACAGATGAAGGTTGGAAGTATTTTAGAGATATTTCTAATAATGAAAAAGTTTATACTTTGAATACAAAAACAAATAATGTTGAAGTTCAAGAAATATCAAAAAAAATATATCAAGAATATTCTGGTGTTATGTATAAAATTACACATAGAAATATGGAAGCAACATTAACACCTAATCATAGAATTTTATTAGAAAAAAACAATAATAGATTTTATATTACTATTGAAGAATTATATAATGATGAAAATATTATAAAATCAGGTAAATATAAAATATTAAAAATTGGTGATTGGGAAAGTGATAAGGATAATGATTATTTTATATTAAATGGTGTTAAAGATGATTATTTAGCATATAATTCTAAAAAAATATATCGTGAAGTTTTCACTAAAGATTTAAAAATTAATTCTGATGATTGGTTTTCATTTTTAGGAATATATTTGGCAGATGGGCATTGTGGTGGTACTGTTTGTAAAAAAGAAAGGTGTTCTGGTTTTGATGTAGTAATAACACAAAAAAAAGAAGAATCACAAAAAGAAATAGAATTATTATTAGATAGATTACCCTTTGAATATAGATATATTAATCATCATGGTAAAAAACAATATCATTTAAAAGATCCAAGATTATATAATTATTTATATCGTTTGGGTAATTCATATGAAAAATATATACCATATGAAATAAAAAACACATCCAAAAAAAATTTAATAACTCTGTTAAAATGGTTTCAACTTGGTGATGGTAGAAAAATAAAAACACCGTATGGGACTATTAGAAATTCAGTATTTTCAACATCAAAAAAATTAATTCAGGATTTTAAAGAAATATTATTAAAAATTGGATTAAGTGGTAATATAACCACATATACTCCAAAAGATCGTTTTATTAATGATGTTAGTTATGTTGATGGTAAAGAAATATTAACCGAAAGATTAATCAAAGCTGAAAATTCAAAGAAACAATATAATCTAAATATTTCAAAAAGAAAACATATATGGGTTGATAATAGAGGATTCAAAATAGAAAAAATTGAAGTTGAGAATGAAATGATTGGTTGTGTTACTACACCTAATTCAAATTTTTATTTAATGGTAAATGGTAAATCTCATTGGACTGGTAATTCAACAAATATTTCTTTATTAAATCTATCACATTTAATAAAGAAAATGTGGTGGGGAACAACTCCAGAAGATAAACATGTTCTATATGGTCAATTACGAATAATTGTGTCACCCGGATTTATAAAATATGGTATACCAACAATGATCGGTGATAAAATAATAGTTTATCTACAACATGATATTAGAATTGGTATTTCATCTAGAGGTGTTGGTTCTTTAAGTGAGGATAATGGTAAATATATAGTTGAAAACGATTTTGAATTAGTTGGTTTTGACTTAGTAGCAACACCTTCAACATTTGGTGCATATTTATTTCCAAATAAAAATCAAATTCAAATGGGTGAAGATGTAATCAAAGAATACGATAAATTAATTAAAGAAGATAAAAAAATTAATGCAATAAACAACTTTTTATTATAAAAATTAAAAAAAGTTAGAATTTTTTATAAAATAATACTATTTATATTTAAACATAATTTTTGTTATGGAAACAAAGAAAAGTATATTGAAAGAAGCAATTCTTGAATTTAATGAATTAATGGAAGCTGCAAAAGATAAAGCTAAAGATGATATGGCTAAAGAATTTCCAGATAAATTCAATAAAATAATGAATGAACACATTGAAAAACTCAATAATATGAAAAAAAATATCAACGAAAAAGCTGAAACGTTTAAAGAAGAACCTAAAACTGAAAAAGCTAAAGAAATAGGTAAAACAGAAGACACCGATAAAAGAAAAGAAGGTGGTGATGGCGTTGATAAAGATGTTGAGAAAACTTTTACTAAAGAGCCTAAAAAAGGTACAAAAAAAGTTAATGAGTCTTATGAAGATGATATAGATTTAACAGATTTCTCAATGGATGAACTTGAAGAAGCATTTAATGGTGCTGATGATGAAGACGATTTTGAAATAGATGATGAAATCGAATTAGATTTGGGTGACAGTGAACTTGATTTAGATGATATTAGTGCTGAAATCGCAAAAATGGATAAAATGTCTGAAGAATTTGAAGTTGATGATTTAGATGAGGATGTTGATGATCCTTACACAAAATTGAAAAAACTTCAAGAAGAAATGAATCAAATTATTGATAATATTAATAAAGGTGGTGAATTGCAAGAGCAAGAAGATCCTATGATTCAAGAATTTGATGAAAAAATGTCTGGTGTTTATGGTGAAAATTATAAAGATGTATTAGGTAGCGATTACGATAAAATGTTAGATCTCTATAAATCACAATCGGATGGTGAACCTAAACATTTTAATGATGAAGAAAATGTAGAAGTTTCTATGGATAAAGATGAAGTAGAAGAAGCACATGGAGTTTCATTATCAAATAATAAAAAAGTTGGTTCAGAAACACAACCTCGTCCAGAATATGCAGACTATAAAAAAGATAAACTTAGGTTTGCTTTACAAAGAGAACAATTGGAAAAAAGAGTTAAAGCATTAGTATCTGAAAACAAAAACACTAAAATCAATTTTAATAAATTAAAAAAGAAAACAGCAGAGTCTAATAAATTATTAGAAAATTATAGAAACGTTATTGATAAATATAGAAACAGTTTAAATGAGATGGTTGTATTTAATACAAATTTGGCTCATGTAAATAATTTATTAATCGATGAAAATTTCGATTTTAACGTTGAAGATAAAAAAGAAATCGTTGAAAGATTTAAACCTGTTCAAAGTATTGATGAGTCTGAAAAAGTATATAAAGAAATTTTAAGTGAAAACTCTAACGGTAAGAAAGACATTGTTGAATCAATAGAAAAAAAATATAATAATGTCGTTACACCATCATCAAAACAAAAAATAGGTGAAGCTGTTGAAAAATCAGCATTTAAAAAAGATAAACATATTGAAAAATTGAAAAGATTAGTCAATTACAATATGGATAGAAAATAATAATAAAAATTAAAAATAAGATAAAATGGGATTTCTTACAGAAAACGAACTAGTTGGAAATATTGGTCTTAAACACTTGAAAGAACAACGTGAGATCACCACAAACCGATGGGAACAAATTGGTTTGTTAGAAGGTCTTGAAGGTAACTTGAAAGAAAACTGTGCTCAGTTATTCGAGAACCAATTATCTGACATGATGAGAATTAATGAATCAACTGACTCCGCAAATAGTGGACAGTTTGAGACAGTCGCATTCCCTGTTATTCGAAGGGTATTTGCTAAATTGCTTGCTAATGAATTAGTTTCAGTTCAAGCATTGAACTTACCTCTTGGTAAATTATATTACATTAACCCTAAGATTTCAGTTAGAACTGATGGTGGTACTAATCATACATCTCCTGATGGTGCTTATGAAAATGCTGCAACTGCAAGTGAAAGAACTGAATATGAAGAGCGTTCATTATATGATGCTTACTATGCAACAGAATATGATCATGAAGGTGAATCATTGTTTGATAGATCAAAAGGACGTATTACTAACGTAGACGGTGTAACTTCAGCAGATTATGTTGTTGGTGATAAATCTGCAACTATTACTCTTTCTGGATTTACAACTACTGATTCAGGTGCTCTTGTTGGGCCTTCTGGTGTACCTATGGATACTGAAAGTTTCTTAGCATCATTAAAAATTACTTCTGATGTTGATTTGATTGCTCCGGCTCCGTTCCAAGATGAAACTATTGTTGCTGGTCAAAACATTCCTTTTAATGTTAAAACTCAACAGTATGGTAAAGCAATGGTTGATAAGAATGGTAATTTGATATTGAATGTTGATACTACTTATCCCGGTGAGAATGGATATCAAGCATTTAGTGCTGCTACTACTCCTACTTTCAACTATGAATACAGAGTATATTCAGACTTAGAGGAAGATAGTGAAATGGCTGAAGTTACTTTCGGTCTTGATGAAGTTACTGTTTCTGTTGAAACACGTAAAATGAGAAGTCAATGGACTCCTGAACTTGCTCAAGATGTTAGTGCTTTCCATAACATTGATGCTGAAGCTGAGTTAACTGCTCTCCTTTCAGAGCAAATGGCTGCTGAAATCGACCGTGAGATTCTTCGTGATCTTCGTAGAGGTGCTGCTTGGACATTGCGTTGGGATTATAATGGATTGCGTAAGCAAACTAATACTTACTATGGTACTCAAAAAGATTGGAATCAAACATTGATTACTAAAATTAATCAAATCTCAGCACAAATCCATAAAGCTGTCCTTCGTGGTGGTGCATCTTGGATTGTTGTTTCTCCTGAGATTAGTGCAGTATTTGATGACCTTGAATACTTCCACGTAAGTAATGCTGCTCCTGAACAGGATAAGTATAACATGGGTATTGAAAAGATTGGTACTCTTTCTGGACGTTACCAAGTATTCCGTGATCCTTATTCTCCTGCTGGAACAATGTTGATTGGTCACAGAGGTAGAACAATACTTGAAAGTGGGTACGTGTACGCCCCGTACATACCTCTCCAGTTAACTCCTGTGATGTATAATCCATTCGATTTTAAACCTATTAGGGGTATTATGACAAGATACGCTAAGAAGATGATTCTTAATCGTTATTATGGTCGTATCTTGTGTGATGGATTGCAAACATTTGGTATTGGTGACTTGAAATAGTCTTAGTTCTAATATATAAAAAGGGTGAGAATTAATTCTCACCCTTTTTTATGATTTTTTCATACTTAAATTTACCACAATCCCATATTCGATCATATCCAATTTCCTGCATCATGTCCCATTCCGTTTTATTAATGTCAAAATAATTTGGATATTTTAATCTTAATTTATTTTTACCAAATCCAAATTTATGTAATCGACCGCTTCTATGTGATTTTCTATAATAATATTTATAATCTGGTTTTAAAATATTAACACATTTAAATCCTAATTTAATATATAAATTATCGTTTTGATTTGGAGTCCATCTTCTATCTGCAAAACTAATAATTCTATTAGGATTATATTGATTTATGAAAAAATTTAATAATTTAGAAGCCATTCCATTAATTACATAACCATTCTTCACAGCATACCTTGTTAATTCATATATATCATTAGTATGACCCTTAGATTTAGACATATTCCGTTTATTATCAAAACACATAATAGAAACTAATTGGTTGTTATAATATGCACCAATACAAATTTTTGATTTAACGTTACCTTGTATGTGATTTTCATTTAAAAATTCTTTTTTTATATCATTATCTATTTCATTAGAAATTATACATTTTCGAGCATGTATTTTTTTATTACATTTTTTCAATAAATATAATAATTTATTTTTAATAATTTCTTTTTTTTCTTCCCATTCATCTTCATGTAAATGGTATAAATTAATATTTTTCTTTGCTGCTATCAAAGTTTTATTTAAATGATAATTAAATGTTTTTTTACCATAAATTTCTGTATGATATAAATTCCCATTATATTCAATACCAATATTATATTCAGGTAAAAATAAATCAATTTCTAATCCATCTAAATATTTTCTTTTTGATTGTTCTACTTTTATATTATTTTCTTCTAAGAATAATTTAATTTCATTTTCGGATTTAGAAGTTTTGCTTTTTTTTATAAATTTATTTGTATTTTTACTAATAATACTTAATTTATCTTTAGTTCCCTTAGAAACTATATCATCATCACCATATTTTAATTTATATTCTGTAACATTCGTATTATGTTTTTTTAAATGAGTATTATTAATAATTTTCATTTTTTTACCACAAATTTTACATTGAACTAAACCCATTTTAGAAATATCTTCATAATTTTTAAAATATTTTTCATCTTTTTTATTATCTTTTAAATATTCTTCTATTGTTTTATTATGAATTTCTTTCAAATGTTTTTCATAAGCACCTGATTTATTATTTATATCTGTGGTAGTCCAATCACAATAATAACATTTTTTAATTTCTTTTATTTTTTTATAAACGAATTCAAAATATTCATCATACCAATAT